TAAAGATGTTAATATTGAACAATCAATTAATGAATATGTTAAATCAGTTGAATGTAAACATAAAAAAAATGCTATTAAAGAATTAGATTTAAACAAATTATTTATTGATAGAGTATATGAATTTTATTTTGATATAGATTCTAATAAAATTTGTTCTTTTGAATTATTATTATTTATTTTGAAACATTATCATTCCAAAACTTCAGAATTTAACTTATCTGAACTAGATATATTAGATTTAAAAAATTTATTAATTGAAGAATATTTTACTCATGAATATACTGAAGCCTTAATTTTAACTAATTTACAAATTAATAAAAAACTAGTTGAAAATTCATCTTCTATAGGAAGTGTAATTAAAACAAAATTAAAAACCTCTCCATTTTTAAAAACTCAAGAATTTAAACTATTATTATCTGAATTAATAAATAGTCCTGACTTTTTTATTACTTATATGGATATTTATTTAATAGCTAAAAAATTTACTTTACCTATCATTTTAATGTGCAATAGTATTATTAATTTATCAATAACTGAAAAAACATTTATTATTTTAAATAAAAATACTCAAAACAATAATTATTATTTTATTAAGGTGCCTAGTAGTTATCATAGAGGTGTGAAAAATTATAAACTATTATATTTCCGTAACTCATCTACTATTAATATTAGAGATGATTTAGTTGATACTGATAAAATACAACTTAAAACAGAAATTTTATTAGAATTAGAAAAGTATAAAGATTTAATTTTAAATGCAATTATTAATTTCGATTCTAAAAAAGTTGCTCCAAAAAATAAAAAACTCGCTAAAAAATTAAAAAAGTAAACTATATGCTTTCCTTAATATAAATATATTACAATAACAATTTATGAAAAAAACATTAAAAATTGTTAATTTACAAAATATTTTATATGGTTTACTATTTTCACATATATCATTTAGTTTAAAAATATTTAATTTTATTCTTTCTTTTAATAAAATTATTTTTTTAATTTTACTATCATCTATTACTTCCTCTTCACTTATTTCTTCCTCTTCACTTATTTCTTCATTTTCCTCTGTATTTCTCTCTTCTCTTTCAGTTTCTCTATTATTTATATCACTATAACCATTACTTCTTTGATAATTTAAAATTACATCAATATTATTTATAATTCTATAGTCATCAATTTCTCTTGATATAATTATTTCTATTTTATCATTTATTCTTTCCACTATATCACTTATAGTTAAATCACTAACTATATCATCATCTATAAATGAAATTTTTTTATGATATAAATAACCCATAACTAATTTTATTTTATAACCAACAAAGTTTTTTGAATTATTACATTTATAATAATAAATTAAAGATAAATAATTAAATATTATTTCATTATAATTATCACTTAAAACACTTAAATCTAAATTATAAAATTTATTTTTAAATACTGCACATAAATATCGTATTACAATTTTATCAAAATGTTTTGTTAAAAAATCACAAAATATTATATTACTTTTTAAAAGATAATTATACTTTGTTTCATTATCTAATGAATTAGTATAATTTTTTATTGAATTTAAAGTTAAATAATTTTCGTGTAATAAAAATAAATCTTTTAATTCAAAATTTGATTCATAATACATTTGATAATATGTTGGTATTTTATATTTATGATTTTTACTATACATGTAAAAATTATACAAAATATGTTTTTTAAATGGTATATTCGTATATGGATTTTTTATTTCTAATGGAGTTAAAAAATTATTTGTTATCATTGCTCCTGCATTTTCTGAATCATAGTTTAATAAACCATTTTTTATTATTTTTATCAAATCCTCATAAGTAAATTTATAGATAAATTTATCAATGTATGTATTAAATGTTAATTTATTATCTATTTCATTTCCTAATAAATCTTCATTATTGTAAATTTTCGCACATCTATATTTTAATTTATTACAAAATTCTCTTACTAAATTATATATTTTTTGTGATCTAATAAAAATATTTACTTCATTTTTATGATTCAAAAAACATTTATATTTATAATATTTATATTTTGTATAAAGATCTACTATTTTTGCAGTTAATTTTAATTCTTTCACCTTATTTACTTGTAAATCACTATCTATTATATTAAATGCTAGAATTTGATAAAAAATAGTTTCTTCCATATTATATTATCATCTTAATAAATTTTTATATGTTTATTAAATTTATTAAGAATTTATTATTTCTTAAAAATCTAAATCATAATCATCGCTTGAACCCATTTTTATTCCTTTTAGATTTGATACCATAGACTCTATCTTTAGATTATTTGTTGAACATTCTCCAAATTCATCTGTTTCATCTAATTCTTTTAATATATCTTCTTCTTCATATTCTTCTTCTTCTTCCACCTTAATTTCAGACATCTTATCCATATTTACTAACAATTTAAAACTACTTGTTCCAAAATATCCTTCTTGTCCACACATTATATTTGATGATACACCTTTCATTATATCTAATTCTCCATGTCTTGCTGCTTTTAAAAACATCTCTGGTGTTTCTTCAAAAGAAGCTTTCGCAATTGGACCAATATCATCATTATTTATTCCATGTCTGAAAATTGATACCATCTTATCATTACAACACATTCTGTCTGCTAACATTGTTAAATGATGATAATTAATATATGCACCATCAAATTCAATTGCTTCCGAAAATTCATCAAATATCGCTTGTCTCGCTGCCTCAATTCCTAATACACGATAAATTTCAATTATATCATTACTTATTGTTTTTGTTTTATCAATAAAATCTAATGCTAATATATCTAATAAATTTGTTCCAACTGTATCTAATACCCATAACTCTTTCTTTATATATTTTAAATCTACTTCTTCAAAATTATCTGTTATCTTTCTTAGTAAAACTTTTTTAATATTTTTTACACCTCTTAAAACTAAACTATCTAATAATTCATCTTGTAAATTCTTTAACATATAAATCTCATCTGATTGATCTAAAGTTTCTGGTAAATTCTTTGCTTTCTTTTTCTTCGCATTTTGAATACTTTTATTTATTCTAATTCTAAAAATTATTTTATCTGAATTATAATCATTATACATACAAGATATATTATTATATGAATTTGTTAAAGCAAAATGCACATCTTCCATCGTAATATTTTTATCTAACATTTCAATCTTATTCATACTTAATCTAATTATCCATTTTGATTTCTCTTTTGATTCATCTAAACTTGATTTACATTCATCTAATAATTCTTCAAATTCTTTATATTCTTGCATCAATTCTTCATCGTCTTTTATTAATGTATTTAAATCATCTGGATCAAAACAAATTTCACAACTTTCTGTAATCTCTCTTAATTTTGTATATTCTAAACTATTTATATGTTCTTTCGCTTTATTTTGATCATATTTATCATTTTCATTTAAATAAATTGTACAAGATGGATTTTTTGGATTTTCTGATAAAGATAAAATCTCTTCAATTCTTGGAACTCCACGAGTTACATTTGATTTCGACGCCACACCTGCAAAATGGAAAGTATTTAAAGTTAGCTGTGTTGTTGGCTCACCAATACTTTGTGCTGCAATCATACCCACCATTTCTCCTGGCGCAATAATCGATTTCTTGTAACTATTATTTATTGTTAATAATAATACTTCCAGTGATTTTTTTGTTAATTTTTTATGCATAATTAATTCTTTTGGACTCAAGTAATAATAATATAATACTTTAAATAAATCACCTGGCTTATTATAATGAATTTTATTTAATAATTCTAAATTACTTTCTATCATTTGAAATACCTCTAATGGAGTTACATCTACAATAACATTTTCTTCTTGATTTCCTGCTATATTATTTATTATATTTACAAATGAAACTGGAAGATTTACACTTCCTTTAAATATATTCTTTAATACTTTTTCCACTATTAATTTACGTGACTCAATAATATAATCAATATATTCTTTACATTTTTTATCCATTTCTGTTTTTTGTTTCTTAAATCTACCATATGCCTGTTTCGTATATAATGTCGTATATACTGAATCTTTTGTTTTATCATTAGGCATCTGATAATGACCATATATTTCTTCAATACTCATTGTTATAAATCCTAAGCCTTGAGATTCCACTTTTACTGGATCAAAACCATCATCACCATAACTATATTGAATTATCTTACTCTTATTATTTCTTACAGTCATATCATATCCAATTACTAAATCTTCTAAACTTTTAATCAAACGACGCTGAATATAACCAGTTGCTGATGTCTTTACTGCTGTATCAATTAAACCAACACGACCACCCATCGCATGAAAGAATAATTCTTCTGGTCTTAACCCCCCAATAAATGAACTCTCAACAAATCCACGCGCTTCAGGAGAATCATCAAATTTTGTAAAATGAGGTAATGTTCTGTTTTCAAAACCATAAGGAATACGCTTTCCATCTACATTTTGCTGTCCTAAACAAGATATCATCTGTGAAATATTTAAGTCACTACCTTTTGAACCCGCATTTACCATCGTCACAAATCTATTGTTTGAATCTAAATTTGTTCTTCCTAATTTACCTGCCTCAAAAGATGCCTTATTTAATATATTATTTACACGAGTCTCAAACTCTTCTACATTTGATTTTCCTGTTTTATTATCAAAAATTCCTAAGTGTGTCTCATCAATTAATGATTTTACTTCCATCTTCTTTTTTGTAATTACATCTACAATCTTCTCAATTGTATCTCTATCAGCTATTAAATCACTAATTCCAACACTATAACCATGAATTTTCATATATTCTGTTACTATATCTTGTAAATCATCCACAAATTCTTGTGATGCATCTACTCCAAAATCATTATAAATTCTTTGTAATAACCCACGAGTTGTATCGCCTAAAATACCTTTCTCAATATGACCACGCGCTAATATTCCATTATTTAATTCAAATACATTATTTGATGTCGCATAATCCTCCTCATCTTTGAATCTTTTTGTTTTATATTTTAAACTAAAATTTGGAAAAATTTGAGTTAATATTTCAAAACTTGAAATATTCGCATTTGTAAAATCTATCGTATTTATATCTATCTTTTTACAATGCATTAACAAATTCATCGCCGTTCGTGAATCAAAATTTATACCACTTCGTGTAAATAAATATACACTCAATAGTGAATCTTGGAAAATACCAACAATTGATTTGTTATTTGCTGGACTTATTATATTATTCTTTACTGCTGCTAGTAATTTTAATTCTATTTCTGATTCTTCATCTTGAGGCATATGTAAATTCATCTCATCACCATCAAAATCCGCATTATATGGCTTCGTATCTGCTACATTCATTCTAAATGTATCACCTTTCATCATTACATGAGCAATATGACACATCATAGACATTCTATGTAATGTCGGCTGACGATTAAATAATACAGCATCACCATCCAAAACATGACGATGAACTTTGTCTCCTTCTTCTAATTTTATTGATTCTCTATCTACATATCTTAAACTAATACAATCTCCATTTTTCTTCTCATATATCTTCGCTCCTGGATATACATCTGGACCATTTAATACAAATTTCATCAAATAATTCTTATTTCTCGCATTTACTGTAATTGGTTTTGTTAAATTTTTAGCAATCTTTAGTGGAACACCTAACTCACTAATTGATAAATTTGGATCTGGAGTAATTACCGAACGTGCACTAAAATCTACACGTTTTCCCATTAAATTTCCTCTTACACGTCCACCTTTACCATTTAATCTATCTTTTATCGCTTTTAATGGCCTTCCTGATCTTTGCGCTACTGCCGCTACTCCTGGAATCTTATTATCTACCAGTGTCGCCACATAATATTGTAAAACCGTTGACCAATCATCTATTACATTTGCATTCGCATTTTGTTCTATCTTCTCTTGAAGTGTTCTATTCGCTTTTATTATATTTACTATTATATGAGTTAAATCATCTTCACTTCTTTGCTGTGAATCATGTTTTACAGATGGACGAACCGCCGGCGGTGGTACAGCCATCGTCTGACATATCATCCATTCTGGACGAGACCATATTGGACTAAATCCCATAAAATTTACATCCTCATCTGAAATCTTTCTTAGAATTTTTATTACCAATTCTGGAATCAATTTCATAACTAATGTTCCATCTTCTTTCGCAAATTCATAATTTTTTATTTCTTCCTCCTTACTACTCCATTCAGCAATTAATGTAGCCAAACCTTCTTTCTTTAATTTTGGTTGTAAACAACCACATCCATTATGCGAACATTCACCACATCTTTTCTTTTTACTTGCTAATGCAAATACTTTATTCCATCTTTCATCTGCATTATAATTTAACAAGTATGAATATTTCTCCTTATTTATTAATAATTTACTACATTTTATACATATACATCTTAAAATTTTCATTAATGTAGTTAAATATTGAATGTAAAATACCGGGCGTGCTAAATTTATATGACCAAAATATCCTGGTGTTTGAATATAATCCAAACCATCTGTAGGACATATAAATCCTGGTTCTAAAATACCCATTCGAGGATCAAATAATCCTCCCAAAACTGGCTTATTATTGATATAAGTGTCCCTATTTACTATTTCTGCCACCGAACCTTTTTGTATCTCATGAGGACTTAAAAGACTAAATTGAATACCAATAATTTTTGAAGGTTTTTTGGTTTCATCACTAGTCATACTACTATATTATAAATAATATATATTTAAATTCATTTCAATTTTAATATTATTTGTCTTATTTTTTCATTTTATTATTTTTATTTTTTTTATTTTTCATTTTTTTAAAATTGATTTGTTAAATTTTTTTATTATATATATTATATCATCTATGTCTACGTTCTCCCATAAACATACCACCCGTCTCAAAACTGGAGTATTGAAACGTAAATACCTCAGAGAAGATTATTCTGATGCTTCATGTAACGATTCTTCATCTGGTTCTGATATTGAAAGTGATGATGAATCATCTTCCGAGCCAGATGATATGGAAAATAATGAACATGTAGAAAACAAAATTTTAGCTAAAGATAAATTACAATATTATCAATTTTTAAACAAATTATTTCCATCTAATTACAGCAAATCTAAAATTAATAAAATTAAACGACAGCGTCTTCAAACTTTACCAAAAACTAAAAAAAATCTTTCTAAAAAATCTAACAAATCTATTCTTTCATATAATGATAGTAGTGAAAATGATAATGAAGAAGAAGAAGAAGAAGAAGTAGAACATGATCCTAATTCTTTACTTAAATATGAAGGATTTAAAAAATTATTTGAAAATGATAACAATAGTAATAAAAATATTAATATCATCTTGAATATGAAAGATGGTAAAAATAATATCTTCAACTATGAACAACCATCTTCACGAAATGACTTACAATTATATTATGAAGATGAAGAAAAAGAAGAAAATGATGAAGATTATGATGAAGATGATGATGATGATGATAACCTTATTAAGAAAAAAAATAAGAAAAAAGGATATACTGATACTATGGAAGACAATGAAGATAATACTATAGTTCCTCCTCCTAAAAATGTTTCCACCAAAAATTATAGAAAATTCTCTAAAATTTTAACAGAAGAAGATAAAGAATCTGAATACTTTAAAAAACAAATGTCTATTAAAGACCAAGAAACCGCAATTGAAAAATTAACAGTTATTAAAAATCTTACATCCATTGAAACACCTTATCTTATTCATTTAATCAATATCGACATTCCTGATATATATAAAGCCTGTGCTTTAAGAAAAATTAATATGCTTCGTGAAATGGGTGGAGGTTTCGGTAATAGTGAATACTATAAAATTAAATCTTGGGTTGATGCATTTATTAAAATACCATTCAATAAATACAACAATCTTCCTATCACATTTGCTGATGGAATTGAAAAATGCCACTCTTTTATGCAAGACGCCAAAAATACTCTTGATAGTGTCGTTTTTGGTCTCGACGATGCTAAAATTCAAATTATGCAACTTATCGGCTTATGGTTAGTTAATCCTAATGCTGTTGGTAGTGCTATTGCTATCAAAGGACCTATGGGAACTGGTAAAACCACCTTAATTAAAGATGGTATTAGTAAAATATTAAATAGACCTTTTGCTTTAGTTGCACTTGGAGGATGTGGAGATAGTGGATTTCTTGATGGTCATGATTATACATACGAAGGTAGTAAATATGGTAAAATTATTGATATTCTTATTCAATCCGGCTGTATGAATCCCATCATCTTATTTGATGAACTTGATAAAATTAGTGATACTCC